TGCTCAATGAAGCGCTTTAGTTCGTCGGCGCCTTGATATTCCAACACCATTCCCTTGTATAAGTTGATGTGGTTAATCGCATCAACTTCCGCATCTACCTGCGAGCGAAACGCTTTAAGCTCGCTTTCCATATGATCGCAAAACGAACGCATCATGTTGATTTGCTGCTGCATGGTTTGATACTGGCGGTAGCTTTCTCTGTGGCGCGCTTTGAGTTCGTCAAACTGCGAAAAGGCACATTGTAAGAATCGGGCTTGTTTGGCGGTGAGAGTGACACCGGACGGTGCAATTTGCGGTTGGCTGGCGATCGCGTCGAACGCGTGGATGACTTGCAGGTGAAACCTGGCGCTAATCCACATCGCGTAGGCGTAGACCAGTTCTTTGCATACCCAAGTTCCTTGATTTTTGTGCCCGCCACGAATTGCTTTCATCGCAATGCTCAGGTTTGAAGATTGGTGCAAATTGTCGATCCGCAGATCTGAGGATCGCTCAATTTCATTTATTAACTCTTGTGTAGTGTCTAAACGAATAAAATTAGCTGGTTGGTGATTTCTTCTTGCGCCACTGGCTCTATGCAGGTCATTCAGAGAATACAAGCCGTCTAAGATGCGAATATCTTTGGAAAGAATTGATAGATGGGTCATAGCGACCTCCGATGGTTAACTTTGTTTACCACCACTCAAAGGTCTCAATCTTCGGGTGATGGACTGAACAGGGTTGAGACTACCGCACCATCGACACGGCCAACCCGAAGGCTGCCCCGCCCAGCCCACCATTGATGAGGTGTATTTGTTCATAATCACAACAAATTCACCATGTACAGGTGTGCCGAAGCCGCACATAAAAAACCAGCAAACGCTGGCACCTATGTGCCGATGGTAATTATCGGGGTCTCAATCCCGGTACTGGATTTTGCCAGTACAGCGATAGGGTAAGGGTGGCGAGGGTGGGGTGTCAATGCTTTAACACACACAAATGTGCGTAACTGTGCACGATGCCATCAGCCCCGGCAAACTGTCGCAACTCGCTTCCGGCCTGTTACGCGGGGTTAGATTATAGGTTTGGGGAAATGCACCTTTGCGTGTTATTGCATAGTTTTATTGATGGAAAGCTGATAAGTTTCTGCGAAACAGCGAGTTAACTGTATGCGTGTTTTAACTGGTTTAGTTATGTAAACGCGCGTGCGCTTTAATAAAAAGTTAGCTCCCCATTAGGTAAGGAAGATATGAATAAAAAACAAGTGTTGGAAGGGCTTGAGTCTTTCCGAGAGAGATTGCTTGGAGAGGTTGTTAATGCATACGAACAAAGAGGGGGTCCATTCGGAAGGGATCGATTTAATACTTGGCGGCGTAAGTTCACCCAGTTTTTAAACGAGAACCTACCAGCGGAAGTATCTAGGCTTAACAGCAAGCTTTCTCGTATTGCGTTTGTTGTTCATCGAGGAGAATCTGAGGCTCAAAGGTTCTGGCGGGAGGATGGTGAAACAATGCTTTCATATATCGACTCGCTTACCCTTGATGTAAAAAACGATGAATATGACTTTCCAGATCCAGAAAATGAATCATTGAAGGAGCCTTCTGAGTTAGCAATTGAGAGTAGGGATAAAGATTTAACCCAAGTATTTATTGTTCATGGGCATGACGGTGAGGCCAAAGAACGAACTGCCCGTTTCATAGAAAAGCTTGGGTTCAAAGCGATTATATTGCACGAGCAGGCTAGTCGTGGGCGAACAATTATCGAAAAAATAGAAAAATATTCGAATGTAGGATTTGCGATAGTTCTCTATACGCCAGATGATCTTGGAAATGTCAAAGAAAGTGCCAATAAAGGTGAGCTTAAAGCTCGTGCAAGACAAAATGTTGTTTTTGAGCACGGTTATTTGATAGGCAAGCTTGGCAGAGAAAATGTGGTTCCATTGCTGGCTGGTTCTATAGAGTTGCCTAATGATATTAGCGGCATGGTTTATATTTCTGATAAAGACTGGCAATTAGATATTGCTAAAGAAATGAAAGATGTTGGTTATGAAATTGACTTTAATAAACTCTTGTAGCTGAAAAAGAGCTGACGCCGCATTGCGGCGTTATAAGCCAAGAGTTTTACAGTGGAGAATGTGGTTGGATAGCAATACAGTTACTGGGTTAGTTTTAGGAGCCATTATTTCGTATGTACTCCCCAAAATATCGCCATACATTGATGCAAAGCTTAAGACGTTTGGCAATTTCGTTCGAGACAAGTGCTTTGATCCAATTCGAGGTATCTTCAGAAAGAGGCGTTTGAAAAAACTTAAGCAACTGCGTATTACAAGGAAGAATAGCTCTGCGGTAACTTTTAAAATAGTTTCTGCTCATATCTACTTTCTTTTGTTCTGGGGAGTGATTTTCTTCTATATCCATTTATTAATTCAAACAGATTATGCCAAATTGCTTGAAAGTAATTTTTGGTTAGGAATGTTCTTGTCTACTCCAATTTACTGTTTTGAGTTTGCGTGGCTTCGAGCAGATGTTCATGCAAAAGAACTTGTTAAGCAGCGAGGGCGTCTGGGCTTATAACAAACGAGTATGGCGTTCAAGAGTGATTCGGGTTAGTTCTCTATTCAATAGTGCGGAACGGGAGTCTTGTGGCTCCCGCCGGACTAGGCGACTTCTCTCCCTTGCAAAAGGGAATGAACCCTCGCGACTTTTTTCTGGCCTGTTACGTGGGGGTTAGATTATATGTTTGGGGAAATGCATATATGTGCAATATTGCAAAGTGCTCTTGATAAAAAGCTGATAAGTTTTTTCAAAACAACCAGTTAACTGTGCGTGTTTTAGCTGGTTAAGCGAGGTAAACGCGCATGCGCACTAATAAATGTTGGGTGTAAGGAGCAAAATGGAAACTTTAGAAATAGCGAACAAAATGTATCAGTACTTAAGTTCGTTACCAATTGCGGGTAAATACTTTGCTGACAATGCTCCCATAATTATAGGTTTTTTGGGAATATGGTGTTTCTGGCTTTTAATTGCTCGTGTTACACCAGTGCATACGCTTATCCGTCGAGCTAACGAAGATGCAAATGGCGACTTGCAAGAAAGTGATTTGATTCTTCTATTACCATTAAATTGGCGTCTACTGTTGTATAAAATCATCATCCCATTTCAGATTTTAGCTGTTTTCATGCTGGGAGTTCTGTTTATTGTTGTTGGTGGTGGTTTTATGGAAACGCTGTTTCTAGAATCATCAGCCGAGAAGTTTTCCAAGCTAGCTAACTCATTTCTGTTCTTATTGCTTATTGGTTGGATTTGGAATTTACAAAGGTTGTACTTGTTTCAATTGGCTAGGTTTATTCGTTGTAATCGGGATAACACAGAACAAAACGAGTATGATATTCAAGAGTGAGTCGGGTAAGTTCTCTATTCGATAGTGCGGAACGGGAACCTTGTGGCTCCCGCCGTACTAGGCGACTTCTCTCCCTTGCAATAGGGAATGAATTCGGTCGAACTCTTTCACCATACTGCGTTCAATCCGATCACCGAGCTCTTTGACATCGTCCTTCGTCGCGTAGGTTTCTGCCACATGGGTTTTGTATTCGCCCAGCTCTTTGGACAACCGGAACAGGTAGCCAATGAGCAAACTCAGGATCAGCGTCACGAACGTGCCAAAGGCGAGTACCGCATTCACCCAGCTTGGGTCCAACGTCATTCCCATTGCTCGACCTCTTTGAGTTTTTTGCCTTTCAGCGACAGGATGATGTCGTTCACGGTTTCCTGCGTCACATCATTGGTGGACAGGGTTTTGATTTTCTCTAGTCCCCAAATCACCAGACGGCTGGCAAAGCGTTCCAGAATGACTTTCCAGGCAACCTGAAAAAACAGACCTTTCAGAACTTCCCATAGTGTTTTGCCGAGGATACTGGTTAAAAAGTTCATGGTGTTCTCCTTATTGCAGCGGCGCGCCGGTGCGCATCATTTCGCTGAGTGTCTTCGCCCGTTTGCCAACCTGACGCGCCCAGCGGCTATTCAGCATTTCGTTGGCGGCCACATGCCAGAGTTGCTGCTCGATGGCGGCGATCATTTTCTTGAACATGCCAAAACGGGGCAGGCCAAGGTTGAAAATCATGTCGACGATGACCGCCTGACGCGCTTCGTTAAGTGAAGCGAAATACGGCAGCGTTTCTGCCTCTTTCACCGCGGCATCAAGGTCGTGTTGAAGCAGGGTTTCCGCTTCTTGTTGGCTGATGCCGTTATCCTGCAGGTTGCGGCCGTAACCGATGGTGAGTTTTTGATTGCTGCAGCGGTAAGGTTTCAGCCGCAGCCCTTCGTGTTTTTTGATGAGTTGGGTTGCCAGTGCTTTCATGGTTTAACCTTCGTTGAATAAACAAAGGCCAGTGTATCGCCCCGAATTACTGACTGATATTGAAGCGGTTTCTAGATGGGGGATGTAGAAAAACCAAGCATACATGGTGTCTGAAATGATAGTATTCAAAAATTCTCGGCAAGCAATATGGACAATCCCAAGTGAACTTTCTTTCAACAATCAAGCTACGTTTGCAAAATTCGATTACTCTGGAAACGGGCAGTAAATTGCGAATTGATCCGAATGCCAAAGTCCGAAAATGTATTATCAAGGCGACAAACGTCAATCAGAGTTCTATTGAGATTGAACGTTCTGCAAGTGTCCGACGTTGTAAGATCGTCGTTGAAGGGCGAAACAACAAACTCATCATTGAGAAAGGCTGTCAGCTCCAAAACCTGTTAATTGAAGTGTTAGGCGAAGATTGCACCCTTATCATAGGTAAAAATACGCGTAACACTGGAGAGGGCAAAATTTCTTGTCAGGAGAAGGGCACTACATTAAGAATTGGGGCAAATTCGTTGCTCGCCAAAGGTGTCACCATGCTTACCAGTGATGGTCACGATATTTTGGAACATGGGCAGCGTATTAACCCTGCCAAAGACATTCTTCTCGAAGAGCATGTTTGGCTAGGCCAAGATGTAATGGTACTAAAGGGAGCGAAAATCGGTAGTGGTTCCGTCATTGGCGCTCGTTCTGTTGTATCAGGCGTAATTCCGAGTCAATCCATTGCTGTTGGTTCACCTGCAAAAGTGGTTAAACAGGGCATTACTTGGGATAGTGCACTGACTTTCGCCCAAAAGTGAGTGACTCTCCTGAATCTTATTCAGTCCGATATCTGCAGTTGATGGCTATAAGCGATAGCCATCAACGTCTTACAAGATCGTTATCCTCTTAATACTGCAAATAGTCAGCCATCTGGACGTTAATAGTTAACCATTCCTGATAGTTGCGGACGTTGCCCAAAAGGAAAGCCGTCTGATTCCGGGTAATCGCTGAGCGTCTTTCGGTCCTGCAGCAGTTTCAGATAATCCTCCTCTGTTTTGATTGGTGATGTGCGCAGCTCAGCGGGATAGCTCTGGTCTTTCTCGTACTGGTCAATGCGGTCCAGCACTCTGGTCAGTTCCCCGTCTCGCCATTGCTTTTCTTCAGCCGCTTTAAACGGGCGGTGCCGTTCGATGTCATACTGCCATTGTCCGTCTGACCACGAGTCATAGAGCTCCGGCTCAGTTAGCGTATGCGTTACTGGCAGTTCTCCCAGTTCTTCAATCCGGTAATTTTCCCCGTTGTCGCGGTCAGTGGCATACGCCATTTCTCCGCGATAGTCCAAGAACTGCTGCCACTCTCCGTTGACAAGTTTGGGCGCGTGCTGCGCGGATTGCGGCTCGGGTGGCGGAATAAAGGTGTGGTTTTCCGGTAGCTCAAAGTTGTAGTCAGACACTTTAAATTCATTGCCGTACTCGTCATAAAACGACTGCCCCAGCAGAATCGGGTAAACCTGCCAGTGACCTTCTTTGAACAGCACTGTTTGAGAGCCTGCCTCAAACTCGGGGGGAGACTGCGTGATCGCATTCTCCGGGAACTGTCCATCCGGCTTGCCAATCACAAAAGGGTTTCCATGTGGGTCAAAGTACGTTTTCCAGGTCATGTCTTCAATTTCATCAGACCAGGTGCCGGTTGCCCGGTCATAACGGGCAGTCATTCCATCACGGGACGGCGTGTAGAGCGTCTGAGTGAAATCGTTACCCAGCGCCGTGCCTTTGCTGACATGCTCGGTGGTGTTCTCAATCCACCATCCGTCGGAGGTGATACGCGAGACATTAACGGTCTGAGATTGGGCGAAAAATGGAGTCATTATGCGAGCCTCACAATCCAGTTGACTTTGCGGTGGTTGATGGTGTTTTTCAGCGCGCCGAACAGGGCAATGGCAATCGTGTGAGCATGAGAGCCAATCGCGACTGTGTGCGCGTGCGCTCCTGCACTGTTCGTTGTCCATGTTTGGGCGGCTTCGATGGTGGTACCGTTGGCATAATATTGCCCGCTTCGAGCGCCATTCTCTTCCGTTCGTGTTAGCGATAATGTGTGAGTATGTGCGCCACCAGACGACGTCGTTTTTGAACCAATATCCGTCGACAATACGCTTGACCCTGGGTGTTCATGCGCTTTCACTTCCCCTTCTTCAAATACACCGACCGTTTCGCCGTCTTCCTTACCAATGACGCCGCACCCGCGCATATCCGGAATGATGCCGTCAGGAAAGACTTTGGCGAGCTCCGGATACGTCGCCATATCAAACGCCTGACCTTTGAACATACCGAAACCGTCCGGCGCAATGTCCGTAAACCACGGAATGGCGGCCCCGACCGGAAAGATTCTGGCGGCGAGTTTAAGCCAGAGGTTAGTGACCAGTTTGTCGACGACGGTGGTGACATCCAGTGCATAAAGAAACTTTTTCACGGTCAGAAACGCGCGGTCGTCTGTGCCGGTATCGACCTGCCCGGTGGTCACGACTTTTGCAATACCCGCCACTTGTTCCGTGGCGTAAGGTGAGCCGAGCATCTCCACTGTGATGTTCTCAATCGTGGACGCCGCCAGATTCAGTTCACAGGCTTCGGTGACCACGGTGTTTTTGCGTTTGTAGGTGATGACCTCGCCATCGCGACTGTCGACCGCAAACAGCGTCCCGTCTTCCAGCCAGTATCCCAGCTCTTTGCCTTCAAACTCTTCATCACCATCCCAGACTGTTTCAAAATGCAGTTGGCCTTGTGCTACCAACGCGCCGCGGGTAATGGCTTTTTTCTGGATTTCAGCCACCAGAGAAGTCTGCTCCGGATTCGGGACATAGCCGGCAGAGCCGATGCTGATGTGAGTGATTTTGTATTCAATGCCCAGATCACCGGCACGAATCGCGGCGGCAATCCCGGCATGGGTGATGAGTAAGCTCATTGGGTAACCTCGTAAGTGTGTTGATTGCGGATATGCCGGCAGTTAGCAAGCTGATGATGGACATCAAGCCGGGAGTGATACGTCCAGGTGATTTCAGTATGCGGCAGGCGCTTTTCCTCAAACGCCGCCCAGGCCTGCGCGCATGAGATTCGGGCATCTTCCTGCAGCGCGACATAAATCAGGTTCGGCGTGGTCCGGTCATCAGAGACGGTTCCGGCGTCATCACCTGCCAGAGTGTAGAGCAGTGCCTGATAATCGCTGATTTTCCAGCCGAACAGCGCTTCCTTAAAGTCAGTCAGCAGAGACAATTCAATATCATCGTGCGTGGCTTTGAAGTCGGTGGCCATTGCGTCAATGAGGCTGGTCAGCTCCGGGTTGTCGGCTTCCTGCCAGTATTGCCCTTTGGGCAACAGGGCTCGGATAGCTTGCGCAAAATCTTCGGCGCTGTAATCGATGATTACGCTGGAGGTGTCCATGTCACGTCTCCTAATACATGAATCTGATGGCTCTCAATCGTCACTTCATCAGTCGGCGATTTCACAATGAAGTTGGTGGTGACACTCGACACCGTCAGCACAATTTCCGTCGGCGTGACGGATTCCGGATTGCCCGTCGCGGCGTTGATTTTGCCCATTTTGCTTTGTACCAGGCTCTGCAGCGCAGTGACCACGTCATCACGGACAGACTGATCTTCAATGCCCTGAATCTCGATATTCAAAAGAACATGCTCAGGCAGTAAGGCGATGGGATGGCAGCCCGCCAGACGATGCGCTTCGAAGGTTTGCTGAACAAGGCTGATCACTTCGCTGCTCAGTGTCGGGTCAGCGGTGCGGCGACCGATATACACTTCCACCATGCCGCGCTCCGGGGTGTTATCCAGCGCCCAGGCAAAGTCGACATCGGCATGCGCTGACGTTGCCCAGGCTTCATAATCTTCTGCTTTACCGATAAGGTCGTTTTTCTCGTAGGCCACAATCACCCGGGCGCGCCAGTGTTCGAGAGTTTCAATGTCGGCGCCGCCTTCAATGCCAAGGCTCTGAACCTGAGTCGGATCGATACCGCCTAAGCCTTCGGACAGGGTCAGAATGTTTCCGGCTGGCAGATTGCTGGCACTGCCGGACACGCGCGCAATCACGCTGATCGGCACGTCACTGTATTGCTCTTTGGTGGTTTCGTATTCATTGCCGGCAGCATCGGTCAGCAAGGTTGCTTTGGGGATGACCACCACACCACCGAGCTGAGTAAACCGGACGGTGCCTGATGCAAACGTGGGCAGCAGGCGCGGCGTGTCATGACGATTGGCATGCAGATAAAGCCAGGCTTCGGAGCACGTTTCCGGGTGAAGCTGGCGAAACAGCAAATCCTGATAGCCGTACTGGCCGTAACTCACGCCCGCCATCGCGCACGCGATGGCATCAATCGCCGGTGTGTTCTGCCCGGTTTTCGCCATCAGTGTCGATTTGGCGCGATCGATAAGTGTCTGCAGGCTGCGTTGTGTACTCATAGTGTGACCTTAAACGTGGTGTCATCGGTGAGGGTAATGATCACATCACGCCCCATCTGATTGGGTTTCGCTTCCCATACGGAAACCGTCACGGCTTTGGCGTGGCCCTCGGTGATGAGCCAGGCCAGCGCCTCTTCATAAAAGCGTTTGGCCATGACGAGCGTCTGCGGAGTGAGCTTATCCCGGCGCAGGGTCCAGTCGCGTGAGCCTACGATGGTCAGCAGTTCGTCGCTCCAGTTGCCGCCGCGTTCGTCTTCGGCCATTCGCGCGCGGTCGTTCTGCGTCGACTCGCTGTGGTTGTAAATGCTCTGCCAGACGGCGTGTGTCATGCCTTCCTCGGAGTTCATCGGTGCCGTGATCGCGTTTAAACGGAAATAGTTCATGATTTGTTTGGCCCATATGAAGTGCGTTGGTTGTTATCGTCCAGGTAGTCGTGGGTGTGGGTTTCCACTGTGACGCCCGCAAACTTCCCAGAGCTGCCGCCGACGTTGCCCGCGACGTTGAGGTTGCCCCCGATGTCCACATTGCCTGAGAACGACGCAGTGGGTGCGGTGACATCCACTTTGGGCGCCGTAACGCTGACATCGCCTGCGGCTGTGATGTCCAGTTTTGCCTTAGTGTTCACTTTGATACCGTCTGCGGTGAAGTGAACCAGATTGCCTTTGTCATCGAGCATGGCGACCTCACCCGGCTGCAGTGCCATCTGGTAACGTTCGTCTTCCACATTCACCGCGATACCGCGCGCGGTGACGCCCCCGATAAACAGGTTGTAGGTTTTGGCGCCCACCAACGGACGACTCATAAAGCCGTAGTTGTGCACCCGGCGGATGCGATCGTTGGTGCGGCCCGTGGCGGTCTTAATCTGAAGCCACTGCGTCTCCGCACCTGTGACCGTGCCGGTGCCAACCAGATTCTTAATCCGGCTCATCAAACGAGCCAGCAGTGTGTCAGACATCGCTTTGCTCCCTGAATGGCCGGAACAGTGTCATCGAGGTGGTTTGTGCGCTTTCCGAGACGGACAGGCTCAAGCCTTTGATGACCAGCATTTCACTGAACTGCTGCGTCTGGTCGATAACCCGGATGACCCGGTTGAGTCCGTCGATGGCGAGCGCCGGGAACAGTCCGGCAATGCTTGCCGAAGCCGTCAGGCTCTGCGCGATCGCAAGGTTGTGTTCATACCGGGCGCGGGACAAACACGCGTCGGCGGACTGTAACTGATCGCAGATAATCACCCGCGTGCGCGATGCATCGACATCGGCCGCGGTGACCACCGCGCTGGCATCGTCCCACGCGCCCTGAACTTCGGTGCGGTGAAAGCGGGTATGGAACTGACGGGCAATCTCAAGGCGTTCGATGTTGTTGCCGACTTCAAGCCCGATATCCTGAATGATGCTGTGCGCGGTGTTCTCAATCGTCAGCACGCCATTGCGTTCAATCAGCACCAAGCCTTGCTCTCGAATCAGCTGCGCGATGTTTTCTACCGGCGACTCTGCGTTGATCTGAAACTCCGGTACGGCCTTCAACGTGGAGACCAGACTCTCTACCCGCAAGCCAAACGGCGCGGCTAGGCGGCGCAGTAACTTGTCCATCGGTTGATCGTAAAGCGCATCCATGGTGATGCGCGAGTCAATCATGTTGGCACTGACGGAACGGCCAGTGATGTTGACAGAGCGGCTGCCTGAATCGGTGGCGGACTCAACCTGGTCAATTTGTCCTTTCAGGATGAGCTGGCCGCCGAGATAAAAGCTCACCGGAAGAGGCAGGTCAATCACCATCACCGGCACTTTGCAGCGGAAGGTGTGCGCGAGCTGCTCGAGAGAGTAGCTCAGTTCGGCTGAGTAAAACGCGGTCTGCGCGCCATTGATGTGCATCGTAAGCTGGCTCATTGCGGGTTCCTCACGGCAATGTCACCACGCAGGAACAATGGGTGCTGCAACGCATTCATTGCGGTAACGATCGGCTCTGCCGTGTACTGGTCGTGCGCGATACTCAGGGCAGGTTTGCTGCGCGGCTGCTCAATCACACGGTGCGCCGCGGTGCCCTTGATGACCTTGTCATACTGTGTCTGAATGCCGCCTTTCAGCGCCACTAATGCATCGAAGATGTCTAAGCTCTCAACCGTTGAGATGCTCGTG